TTGAGATTTTGTAGGGCAAGATTTAGTTCAGCGTCGTCGTAGGCAAGTTCTTTTGCTCGGATTGTGAAGGTGTGTTCGAGTTGTTGACAGGCTTTAAGTAAAGCGGTAAGGATTTTGGGGTCAAGGAGTTCGGGGTTAATTTCTTCTAATGTTAGGGCTGGTTTATTTTTATTCTTCATTTTTCTTCTCGGGTATAGGTATACCTGTGAGTTCTGAAAGAAGTTTAGGCATATCGATATCTTCCATGGATGGATGTTTAGAGAATTTAGAGAGAAGAGTAAGGAGTTCGGTTAATTTTTGTTGATGTTGGAGTTCGGTTGATTGTGAGGCTTGAATGAGTTGAGCAAGTTTATTTACTTCTATGATATCAGGTGGTAGGTCGAGGTTGTAGAGGATTTCATGGATAAATTTTTCGATGTTAAGGATAGGGAGAAGGTTGAGTTGACCAAAGAGTTCGAGGAGGGACATGATTTTTTCGAGGCGTTCATTTTTTTGGACAACGGAAGTGAAGCCACGAATTTTGAATTTGATTTGTGATAGGACATCATCAGGGGTAATAGTAGCAAGAAGATTTAATTCTTCTGGTAGAAGAAGTTGTTGTAAGTTTGGTGCTTCATATTTGAGGATGTAGTAAAGAAGTTTGGTTAGGAGTTGAGAAATGAAGACGGTTTCTAAGCGTTCAATGAAGATAGCAAGGGTCATTTGGGTTTGTTGGGTCTTAAGAGAGACTTCTTTAGCAGTGACACGGGAGCGTGAAGATGGTAAACCCATAATAAATTCAGTGATTGCAGAAACATTTGTAGCTTCATGCTGAATGAGGTTGCGGATTGGTAAAGCATTTGGGTCAAAATTGGCAAGTTTGATTGGTCGAATTGCTTGTATCTCGCCACCACCTCTTGTGTAAAAAATCTTCCATGGCTTCAATTCATCAGATAGACTATCTTCTTCAATAACAGTTGTATCAATTTCAAAACCAAGAGTTAAATTAACTAATGCACTGTCTAATATAGCACGGGTTAAAATTGTATCTTGAACATAATATGGATAAATGAGGTCAGCATAAGAAACTTGAGTGTTCACACCATAAAGGAATTCAACAACAAATGGAGTAATTTTATCGGGCATTATTTCGGCATTGATGAGTTTGTATTTATTGAGGACTATATAAAAATGTGGAGTAATTATATCATCGGGAAGGAAAATAATACCATAAAATTTATCAATGCGGACTAATTTATCGTTGTAGAGTTTTTGTAAATATGTAAGGACGGAATATTCTGGGTCATCTTGTGGGGCAATGTATGGTTTAATTTGGTCATATGTTAGGTTATATCTTCGGATGGCTTCGGGGATTGGTAAGTATTCAGTGATGCAGACATAATTTAAGTCAGGGGTAAGTTTGGAATGAAGAGGATTAATTACTTGTAAATCTAAGCGTTTAAGGTCTTCGTTATATGTGATGTAAATAAATCCATAACCAGATAAAAGGCTATAGAAAAGAACTTTTGAGAGAGCATCTTTGACATTGAGGGTTTTGATATAATGCTGAAGGATTTTTGTTAGAATGATTTGAAGTTGTTCATTATTGGTATCGATGGTGAAGAGGTTTTCAAATGCTTTTTCCAAGAATGAACGAAGGTAAAAATAAGCAAAAAAGATTTTCTGATAGAACATTGAAGAGAGGAATTTAGATTGCCATTCATATGGCGGATCGGGTATATTAGTTTCGCCGTTTAATTCTTGCATGTAGCGGATAAGTGTTGTTAAGCGACGGGAGTAAGCACTTTCGACAGCATTAATTTGACCAAGGACATAACTTTCTATATCGGTAAGATTATAAATTTTGTTATTTATTGATAAAATCATTTATGACCTCTTGCCAAAAGTTGTTAATTTATTATAATACAAATTGACGAGGTTGCAAGTATGTTATATACAAAATTTCGTAAGATTAAATTAATTGATGCAAAAGGAACATGGGGTGAATTTGAAACTTGGAAAGATTTTGGTGAAACTTGGGGTGATTATTTAATTTATGATCCACATTATCAATTTGCTTGGTTGAAAGTTCCTTTTAAGACAGCAAATGTTTTAAAATATGTAGATTGGATTGGTTATGAAGGGTTAAAGGGTTATTTAAGTGAATTGTTGCCTGAAAGTTTTTATAGACGATGGGGCTGGATAAAATGGGATGAGATTTTTAAAGAAAAAATTTTAATAAACACATCTGGATTAATTGTTTTTAATGTTAAAACGGGTGTAGGTTTAGGGGCTTATTTACGGATAAAAGAATTATTTGATTTAGTTGCAATTGGTTTACAAATTAGTTCTGTGGTTGTATTTGAGAGTAGTTTTATGTGGCAAGTTTTGAATGTGATTGGTTGCCAAGCAAATGATAAAATTAGTTTTGAATGTAATGTGTTAGAGAGTTATAGATGGGGATTTTTTGAGACCTGGGGAGATTTTCCAAATAATAGGTGGGCTCCATTATGGTTAATAACATAAATGGTAATTGTGTAGCGGTCAATATAAAGAAGGAAGAATTGTTATTTGAGACGCCGATTATTATAGATAAAATTGATGTGATGGGTTATGTTGTTGAACTTACGGATTGTGTATCAAGTGATAAGTGTATTGGAATTTATGATAGGAATGGGCAAAGGGTTTTATATATTGATATTGAAAGTAAGGAAATTTTTACGCATGAAGGATATGTTGATGTAGTAGGATTGTTGATATATAAAGATAATTTATTTGTTGTGAAGAATAATGCGATTGATAAGATTGTTCGTGAAGACAAAATAAGTAGAAGTTATTCAAATCGGAATTTTATTGGTGTTGCGTTGTATAATCCATTTTCGGTTGTGTTGCTTGATTATGTAGATGTTCCTACGGTTCAATTTTATAGTTTACAGGAGATACTTGATTTAAGTGATTTAATTCCGACTACATTTATAAGTGTTTATGTGCCTTCATCATTTTATGAATATCATAATTTACTTGTTAAAGATGGTTTGATTTGGGTAAGAGGAACAAATGGTTTAGTTGGTTTAAGTTTACAGATGGTTGGTAATGTTGGAATAATTTTTAATATTGAAGCGTTTTACAATTCATTTAGAGAGGTATTTAAAGATAAGCAATTAGACAGGTGGCATTTTAGGAAGTGTTATAATCATAAAATTTTTATGTTTAGTCATGAAGAGACTGGTAGATTTATGTTTTTGGATGATGATAATGTGTATTTTGGAGATTTAGTAATATTTGTGGATAGGGAGTGGTTTTTTGATGTAGTGAACAAAACTTTTTATCGATATAGATTTACGGATGAACCAGGGACTTATCAGTATGATAAATGTTATATTAATTTATTGTTTGATTTTGATAGTTTGCAAAGGTTCAGAGGATTCTATTATGATGTGAAGAAATGTCGAACAAATCAAATAGTGTTTAATGTGGTTGCAAATTATCGTGGGGATGAGCGTTCATTGGCGTTTAATTTACCTCTTGACGAACATAATTTTCGTTGTAATTTATATGGAGAGGAGTTTAGTTTAGTATGGTATTTACCGATTGCAACGAAGATGAAAATTGTTAAAATTAATTTTGAAGAGGTGAGCAAATGAGTATAATTTATAGGAAGGGTGCCGATTTAATAGCTCAATCGTTTAATGGAGCACAAATTGGTTTATTTAATGTAAATAAAAATGAGTTATCTGGTGGTGGATATAGTAGGCAAAATTTCCCTGGGTTTGTTTATGTGAATGATGATGCTAATTATTTTTATTATGTGAATTCAGATACAATTTTATTTCCTGTAGCAACGGATAATTGGGTTGATGTGTATTATATTGGGTTGTTTTCAGGTGGGCAACTTGCCTTATTAGTGTCTTTACCAAATCCAGCGACTATACGAGCGGGTCAACAGATGATATTTTTTGCTGGTATGATTGAAATTCGGATACCTAAACAAATAACTTAAAGGAGGAATAGATAATGCCATATACAAAGAGTCCGATAGTTTATCCAAGTGGTTTTGTTAGCATTGATACAGAGAAAGTTAATACAAATTTTTCTATTTTGGCGGATGCTTTTTACAATTCAGATCCAGAAAATAATCCTATTAATCGAGCTTGTTATGTAGGAGCAACTGCACCAACAGATCCAAAAGTAGGTCAACTTTGGCTTGATATTTCTGTTCATCCACCAGTTTTAAAAGTTTATAATGGAACAAATTGGCAATCAAAAGTAAGTTTAGCTGATAATGCTGTTAATGCTACTAATGCTACTAATGCTACTAATGCAGATATGATGGATGGTTTGCATGCAGATGATTTTATAGCAATGAATTTCTTTTTTGGAGGGTAAAATATGTTAGCAAGAACGCAAATTAATAATACGACAGCTAATGTTTACACATGTCCAAGTGGGAAGAAGGCTTATGTGTTTGTGGATGTAGCAAGTAATGATGGTAGTCAAGTGAGTATGACTGTGAGTATTGGTGATGGGACGACTTTTCGCACATATTGGACGGGGACGACGGATTTTTTGTCAGTGAAATTAGTACTTGATGGTGGGGATGTAGTAAGGGTAGGGACAAATGGGGTAGTGAATGTGTTTGTATATGGAATAGAAAGGTAGGAGGTGAGGAGGTATGCCGATATTAAAAATAGGTATGGTGAGTGATGGATGGGTGGGGGATGCAGACAAAGTAGATGGATTTCATGCAAGTCAGACGCCAGCTCCGAATACGATACCAGTAGCAAATAACACTGGTAAGTTGGCTGCAGATTGGTTACAAGCACTTTTGAGTTTTAATCAAGTAGAATTTACTACAAGTGGTAGCTGGGTTGTGCCAAGTGGAGTATCGAGAATAATAATATTTGCATGTGCTGGAGGTGGAGGAGGAGGTGGTGGTTCTTCTTCAAAAAAACATGGTGCAGGTGGAGGAGGTAGTGGTGCGTGTGTTATCAATTTTTTATGTGATGTTATAAGTGGAGAAACAATAGATGTTACTATTGGGAGTGGTGGAAGTGGTGGAGTTGGGGCAAATAATGGAGGGGATGGTGGTGATACAATTATTTCGGGGAGTATTTCAGGAGTATTAGTAAGACTTGAAGGTGGAAAGGGTGGAAGTTCTTCAAGCTTGAATGTAGGAGGAAATGGTGGTTTTACAGTTACAATGACGATAAGCGATGAAACATATATTATAGGGGATGGTGTAGGTGGTATTTTGGGGAATGTTTTTTTAAATGGAGCAAAAGGTGGTGATGGAGGTCCTTATGGAACTGGCCCCAGACCTGGCTTCTCTGGTTACATGTTTTTTGGTAGGTTTAATGGAGGGGATGGGGGGAGCACCTCTGGCAGTAATTCAGGGGGTGGAGGAAGGGGAGCGAGTTGGTGGGGTCC